TATCCGAGATATGAAACAGTCGCTCCAAGTCGGTCAAGCGGAAGGACTTGCGAGGCGTTGAGCCAAGGTCAATTTCTGCTTCTGTGATTGATGCGCCCGTGTTCTTGAGCAACTCCGAAACCTGCGCCATTGCCGCCGAGGTATCCGAGATATGAAACAGTCGCTCCAAGTCGTTCAAGCGCTTGGACAATTCCGCCGCTTCTGACTCGCGCACATCGAACTGCAAGCCGTTGTCTAGTTCGTTGTTGGTTGGGGCGTAAGTCCCGCCAACACGATCAAGGAATCCAGTCAGCGAGCGCATCCACTCGATGTCGATCTCTACCGGAACACGCTTTCCGTCAACTCTTGCCCAACCAAGCGGGATACGTGCTTGGGGTAGTGTCAGCGCCTTCATAGTGTGTCCACCGTTGCCGAGTGAATGGCAAAAGGCACATCGTCAGAGCAACGGATGCGGAAAACCCGATTGATTGCAGCGCCAAGCCCAAGCCATCGGACACGCTGCATCCAGCGACCGATTGCCCCTAGAGGGCGAACTAATGGAGGGCCAAAGGTAAACCCACCATCGTTGCTGATTTCGAGGGTCACGTTACCGCCTGATCCCGTCTTCATCTGCATTTCAAGGCAGACATAAGTAACAGGCTCGGCGCTTGGCTGGATCATGTGCGGCCATGTGCGCTCACGAACCAAAGGACGACCGTTCAGGGTGTTGGCGTCAATGTCAAGTCGGACCAGCTTGCCGGTCGAATCGCCTGCAAAGTGTTGACCTGCGTATGCTGTGATGAGTCCAGACCGCAATGGTTGCCACCCGGCCTCCCATTCACCTCGCTCGTGCCATTGCTGGCAGGCAGCGTCATAGACCCACGTCGTTTCAACGCCAGGAGCGGTGATGCCGACGAACTCGGCCCCCTCTACCTGATAGGACCACATCACAGCCGCGCTGATGTCTGTAGATCCGCGCAATGCTTCCTCAACGGCGCTTGTGCTGATCCGGGTTGGCTGGTTACCTTGGGCCATGTAGACAATGCCAGCCCCGCGATCAGTCTGCCCGATCCAAAACAAGGTATCTGCCGCGTTGACTGCCGCACGCTTGCCAACACACCCGACATCAAGGGTGTATGAGGCGTAACGGACAAACGGGAAGGACAGATCGCCACTGTCCACCCATATCTCGGTGCTCAACGCGCCAAACAGCCACAATTGCCGATGGCTTGCCCGATGCGTCACGATGTTGTCAGGGCTGCTGTCAGCGCTGCTGAAGTCCAGCGCGTCCAGGCTTGTGCCGTCATCGATGGCAGACAGGTAAAACTGATCGCTGTCAGGGTCTACGAAGATGAAGTAGCCATCAATCTCCACCACATCATCAGACCCGCGCCATCCAGACGAAGAAATGGTGGTGAAGGTGTTGGCTTGCGTGTTGAAGATGTAAAGCGATGCGCCGTCAACGATTGCCACTTGAGTGGCGTTGTTGTCCATACCGACAAAGCCTGACGAGCTTGTCAGTGTGCCGCGCTCGGTTGTTGCGCCTGCTGACGTGACCTCGTACAGCTTTGACCCGGCGACTACGAACCACCGACCATTTGCAACGTGCGACCCGCGAATCTCTGCGCCAAGATCAGCAATCTGGACTTCGCCAGGCGTTGCGCACATCATCCAGTTATTGCCGTCCAATCGCTTTGGATAGCAATTGACAGCGCGTTGAATCGCCGCCTTGCGATCAGCAAGGTGATATGAAGGGCCAACGCACTGGATGACGGGGCTACCTGCCATTAGAAAAGCCTCCGTGGGTAGACTGATCCAGTCGATTGGAATGATGGCCCATCGACAATCGCGGGCTCGTATTTATCAACTGCGCCTAAAGCCTTTTCTTCTGCACGCACAAGGCTTTGCGGGAGTTGACCGAGGATGTTCGGAGCAATGCGAACAGCAAGCGCAGCCCCCAACGCATTGGCCCAACCATCTGGCAGTGTGTAATCGGTGGTCTGGTCTGCAAACTCAGAGACCGTGCTGCGCGTTTGCAGCGTGATGACCTGGCCGGCTGGCTCGGGCCATAGGAAGACTGCCGCAAAGCCATCGTGTGCATACAACGCAGGCGATCCAGTCACAGCGGGTCGGTACTGCTCGTTGTACTGCTGCACGGTGATGGGCAGCATTGGCAAACTGTCGCACGCTGCGCCGATGATCTCTGTGCCTGCTGCAATAGCAGACCAGGCACCAGCGCCCAGCGTGATGTTCCCAGTCTGCGCCACGCTCGTCAGCGTGTCTTTGAACAAAAATAGAGGATGCGCGCTCAACTCATCAACCAACAGATTCAGTCGACGAAGGCCAAACGCTGCATCGTCTGCGCTCAAGGTTTCGCCAGGGCTCAGACGGTTGCAACGCTCGTATGCGTCAATGATGATGTCAAGCGCACGAGTCACGTTATTCCTTGGGGATCAATGCGATCAGCTTGGACAAACCCAAGCGCTTGTCGTAATCAATGCCCGCCGCATCCAGTGCAGAGCGGGCGGATTCGACGGTATAGCCAGCATCGTCTTGAGCAACAAAGCCAGGCCCATAGCCCGCTTCAGTCAATGAGATGTGTTCGGCCTCATCATTTGCCACTGCAAACCCAATCAAGGGCGCTGGCAACTGCATGTTCAGTGGATACATACCTATCCTCAAAAAACGGGTGGAGCCTTACTGAACCCCACCCATCAAACCCAGCCATAGGAGAGGATGGCTGGTTTACCCGTCATCAGTTGGTGCGACGCACGCCGAAGTTAGGCAAGGTCACAGCGCCACCCCACAGGATGTCGAAGCGGCTCACAAACTTGTTGTTTGTGATGTCGAAGCCGCGAACGAATCGCAGAGACACACCGCCCTCATCAGCCAGCGAAGCCTGATAGGCCATGTCCATACCGCCGGGCAATTCCTGCTTGGGCGAAACGAACGTGAAGGCATCACGATGCCAGATCAGGTTGTTGGTGTAGGTGGTGTTGGCCGCGCCCGATGTCACGGTGATGGCTGCGTTATCAGCAGGGCGTGCGGTAACGTTCTGGTAAGCGCCACCAGCGATGATTGCTGGGCTGATCACAATGGTTGCGTTGCCGCTGCCATCGGACGATGTGTTGGCGGTCACCAAGAACGATTGCAGAACACCAGTGCTGGCCTTGGTTTCGGGGTTAACCGAGAACACACCAGCGATGGTGAATGTGTCGCCTTGGTTCAAGCGCAACGCAGCAGCAGCCGTCCAACCGTCAGTCACCAGCGAAGTGGTCGCGCCGTATGGGTTATCGGTTGCGCCAGAGTTGATCAAACCCTGGTTAGCACCGTTGACCAATGGCGTACCACCCAGCGGGCCAATTGTGTGGCATGGG